TGTCCCTCCACCACCAATTTGCCCTTGCCCCGTTTTTCCGTCCATAGAAACCTGCTTGGGGGCACTTCAAGATGCCTACACCGCCGTCCTACCAACTGGTTCTGCCGCCGACACCATTCACCACAACGAGTGGGTGGAACGATCTGATCTTAGTACGTTCACATCTTCGGTTAAATTTACCACACAACGTCTTGACCGAGGTACATCCCATGATATCTACTACAGGATACCTGGTATCAGTCGTCTGATCACCGGACAACCCATAGCCCGTTGGCAAACCACCAGACAGTTGCTTCTAGCCTGCTCGAGTCGTAACAATAATGTTACTATCAATTCCATTTCTGGTGACACTGTGGAAGCAGGCTTTGAAAACGTGACTAGGATGTTGGATTGTTTAGCCGTGCCCAATTGGCGTGACCATATAAGAGGTTATATGATGGATCCTATTAGCGTTGAAAATGGACTCACGGAACGTTATTTGAACGATCTTGCTCCTCACAAAACTCATTTTTTAACCCTACCAACTTGGCGTGGTTATCCAACCGATCTTTTTGTTACACCCGAACAATTGTCTACTTTCGAGATTATGATAAAAAAAGACCCCAAAAACGTTTGTGTGGATAGTGATTTCAATAGTTATCAGGCTCTACAAACTATTTTGTTCCATTCTGCTACCGTGAATTTGTTTTACGGAAGTATTTTTAAGGAAGTGGTTAACAGATTGCAAAGCGTCCTCAGTCCTAAAGTCTTTTTGTCAATGCAAAAGTCACCGAAGGACATTGAACGTCACCTTGACACGTGGATTCCACCAGATTCAGTGTGGCACAAATTCGAGTGTGACTTTAAACAATTTGACAAATCCGCCTTATTGGACGCCGTCAATACTATGCTTGCTTTCTATCGTTACTTCGGCGTCGAGGACGCTTTGATCGGGGCCTGGTCTAAAGTCTTCGGCGTCACTGTCGCACGTAACATGTATCTTCTCTTTGTCATCATGATAGTTATGCAACAAAAGACGGGTTCTACTGCCACTGCGCTAGGGAACTTTATTATCAACAGTTGTTCCATATGCCGTTGTTTTCCAATTCTGGAGGCAACGATGCTCTTTGCACTGTTTCAAGGGGATGACAGTTTAATAGGTACCGCCAAATCATTTCTGATCGACGACGGACTAAGAAACCTCGCCTTGTCCTTCAACTTACAAGCAAAAATAATATTTGGTGGTGGTTTGTATTTCTGCTCCTCCTTTCTTGTACACGATGGAAATCGCTGGCGTATGGTGCCCGACCCAGTAAAACGCATAGAACGACTCGGAAAACCGCTGAACGAGTTATCCAGACAACAACTTCCTAATATATGGCGTAGTTTGGCTGACAACTGTGTACATTATTTAGACGCTGCCTGCCATCCGGCGCTTTGTGCGCAATTGAAAGAACGTTACGACACTAACGTAGACTTCTCCGCCGCCTTGTACGCGTTCGGTTCCGTCATGCAGAATTACGACCTTTTTACCCAGTTATGGTACCCCTCCCCCGATCACACTCTCACCTTCCCTGATCCTGACCCTTCTCTTGTTCTGCCTTCCCCTGCCTCCTTCCTCAAGACTCTCATCTTTTTGGAAAAACTAAATACTCTCACAAAC